TGTTGTATAGAATCCTGATAACTTTCCGGCGGAGTTAGATAACCTTTGCCTTGAGCCGATTTCACTAATTGTTGATTCTTAGTAGTCTGTGACTGCCGTGTTACCTTAGATGGATTAGCCGCAGCCAAAGCATTAGCAGGGCTATTAGGGAAGAATAATTGATTAGCTGTATCGGCAGCTTTATTCAGACCGGTATTTGCCGCACTTACCGCTTTTTTAACACCGTCCAACAATCCTTCGTCTAATCGCGATTGTTTAGTTAATTCATAAATTTGCATCAGTTTTCCTAACTGTACGAGTAAACTTACTAGGATCGCGTAACTTGATAGCGTTAATCAACTTCCTACTCAAATTTTCCGCTTGTTCCGAGGTATATGTAGAGTCTATTTGCTCTAGTAGACGTATGGCACTAGATATAATATTAGCAGCACGGTTTTCAATAATATGTCTATTATCTCGCTCAGTGTATAAGCTTTCTAATTCCTCTAAGATGCTACGTGTTTTTTTCTGCATTGTACAGATTCCTTTTAAGTATTTAGCAGATTTTGGATTTAAGACACAGGTTTATTGTGCTTTGATCTGCCCTAATAATTGTTTTAATTTATTGCTCTGTACATCAGCTTTGATTTTTCCAGTATCCCCTAAGTCAGTGTCTATGGCTTCGCTGTTAACTATTTTGCTTTGTGTTTTGATATTTTCATAGATATTTTGTTTTTTAAAGGAATTCACAGGAGCATCTGTTTCAGGTAAATCAGTTATACGCATAGTTTCTACATTATATTCTAGCTCGACTTTTTGTCCTGTTCCGTTACTTGTACGAGTTTTCATACATTGTAATTGATATCGCCCACGTTCCTTCATAGCCCTACTAGTAAATATGCCAAACACATTATCCGCTGTATTAATCTTACTAATACCACCTGAAATATGGCTGTGATCAAACTCTATCTCTTCTACAGCCGCACGATTCAACTGACTGGCTGTGACAAATAGCACGTTCAATTCTTTGGCTAAATTACGCAATTCTTCTGATACGTATTTGTCTTTGACAAACAAATCGTTAGGACTGACTTTGGCACTGACCGGCATTAATAAGTCTAGATAATCCACCATTAAAAAATCAATATTAATGCCGGTCTGTACCTGTACTTCTTTGACATAGGCACGTATATCGTTTACTGTGCTCTGTGCCGGCAGTGCCTTGACTCGATATTTTCCTGCTTTTTTACCAAAGATTTTAACTTTTAATTCAGCAGATTCTAAATCTTTGCGTATGTCTTTTGTGCCCATTCCGGCTAACATAGCATCAGTTCGCAAGCCAACCAATTCCTCGCTTAATTCTAAACTGATATAAGCACCGCTCAATCCTTGTTCAAGCCAACTGATAGCGATATTCATCATGACAAGACTTTTACCCGAATTATGACTACATATACCATTAGTATAATATCTATGATTATCATGATTAACCGAAAGATCATATACTTTAGTTTGTTTACTTTGCGGAAGAATATTGATTACAGTATCTACACCGTTTTCCGAAAGCAAAGTACTTCCAATCGGAATATCACGAGCATAATGCCATTGCTGATCGGGAGATTGATATAAATGATCATGACTCGCAACAATCTTTTTACCTGAAGCAAACTCAAAGGTATACAAATCTTTTTTAACTTTTTCAATACAATCCAACACAGGAACCCAACCATCTGGACTAGATACAAGTATATTGTTTTCATGTACTTTTCCCATTAAGCTACCTATTGGTACCTGCTTAGGCTGTGTGAGATTGTACAATTTAACAACTTTTTCGGACTTGCCTTTTGCGTATGTATCAATTTGAGCATAGGTATAAAACTGTTTTAAATAAGCAAGCTCAGTTGATAAATTTTCATAGTAGTTCATTGATCGTAAACCTTTTGTTAAATAAATCGTCGCACCACATTACTACATACATTACGTCTGGATATTTTTCTAAAATATGATTTCGTTTTGCTAAATCATTTTTATAAGACTCGCCATATGTACCCAAATGTGTTAAAGTTCTTTGGCCTATTGTAATTGGAACATGTTCTAATTCATCTCGGTAATCTGAAAAGTTGATATGCCCTGGGCCGTGGAATTCAAAAATAAGTTTTAACTTTTTGTGTGTCTCGTCTTCGTATACTGCCAAATCATATCGTCTATAACCAACATTGGAAATATTCTGCCAAAATTGTTCACTCGGAGCTCCAAATCTACAACATAATATATTAATATCATTTGCAGCAATAAATCCGCGTATTGCTTGCATTTCCTTGCCATTTGGATTGAATGACTTTGGCAAGGTAACCATGGCATGCTGGTATCTGTCTTTAGTTTTCCATGTTTCTTTACGTTTATCGATAGATTGCTGATGTCGTAATGTGCCTTCTTCTATACCGTATCTATCAATGAAAAATGCAAGATCACGTTTTTGAAAATTAGTAACTATATCAATTGCCTCGTCTTCTGAGTAGCCATTACGAATCCAATAGTCTTTCGACCTCACAGAATATAGCCCGGTTCCTTTACTCATTGCTCCAAATTTTCTACCTCTTTCTTGCTGTACTTTTTTAATCTTTTGAGTTATTTCCTCTTCGCTTAACCCAGAATCAGCCCAGCCTTCTCTAGTATTCTTTAACTGTTTTTTAAGTCGATCTACCATCGAGGTATGAGTTGTTTTCCAGTTGTCGCCGTACATTAATTTATGCCATTCAAGGCCATTGGCTTGACATTTAGACAAAGCCTCTCTCCTAGCTACCCAGTCTCCCAACGAATTAACTATCCAAATAGCTATATTTTTTCTCCATACCCCTGATCTATCTTCGTCGGGATATTCATTAAAAAACTCAGCTAACATCGCTTCTTCCTCGGCACTAGGAACATATCCAATTGGCAATATATTCCTTACTTGTTTTAATCCCATAAAAAAATCTCCTGTACTTTTTTTGTTTCCATGCGGTTTCATCGTTCTCTCCTGTAAGCATATTTATTTATGCTTACGGTTTAGGAATAGGGTATAATTGGTAATTCAACGATAGTAACCATAGTATCAGCAGTTACACACCCGCTACCGCCCGCAAAAATATTAAGTTCTCCTCTACTAAATCCGCCATAAAGTATTTTGTCGAGACTTGGCCATCCTGTGCTTACCTGCCCGCCGCTGTTAAAATATCTATCATTGCGTTCTTTGGGATTGGCAAAATAGTCTGTGCCCATGTCTTTCTGCAGACTGATTTGAACTGCGTCTTTGATTAACTTTTCTACTGGGCTAAAGTCACCCTTATCCAGCATGTCATAAGATTTTAATATGGCTCTGCTGAGTTCTTCCTTCTTAGTAAATGACTCAAATTCTTCCATAAACCAACTGAGATTGCCTTCGGGCAAATCATCTAATTTGTTTAATTTTATATTAGTTGTCGCTGATATTTGTTGATGTAATGGCAAACTGCCGTGAACATCATAATGAGTTTTGATAAATTCTGCCGCAGGTTTTAGGCTTTTATCAAAATTTTCTGGATTATATATATTCTGAACACGCACGAATGATTCAGCATCATTCAGCATCATTTCAAGAAAAAGTTGTTGTACTTGGATGTTGTAATCGTTTAGCAAGTTGCTTCCTTTTTATTTCAATTTTGTATCGGTTAGTTTCTCTGGCTCGTAATATAGTTAGTAAAGTTGCCATTTTGCCCAAGATAATTACGGCATCATTTACATCTTTAACTCCCACAGGCCACTCGGGCATACTAACTGCCCACCCTAATTCTATTGCTTTATCCACCAAAGCCATGCCAGCTTTGTCTTGGTCAGGTACCACCGTTATAAGCCGGCTCATACTACGTATTAATTGCGCCTGTTGAGCATTTATATCGTTGTGTAACACTGCCAATCCGTTTATAGCCAATGCGTCAAATATCCCTTCTACCACTATTGCATGTTGCCATTCTGGTTTTTGTAAATCACCGCCAAATACATATCCTGGCTGTGTGTCTGATATGTATTTGGGTATTCTATTGTCAATGTATCTGGCTGTATTGCCAACCATTGTGCCATTATGTGTGAATGGTATCACTATACGTTTAGATAGTCTCCCTTCCCCATCTGGACTTACCATGTAGGGGTAACCAGTACTGTCTATCCCCCGATGCTCTAGATACTGAATATAACACAAATGATTGGGATTTTCAATATCTATAAGTTCCAAGCCGGCAGGCAAGTCACGCTCTTCAAATTCTACAGGTCTAACGATGCTCTTGTTGTTTTCCAACATGCCATGCATAGTTCGATGTCTTAGACTTTCGATGTTGATTTGCTCTATGATCATTTGATCAACTCCCAACCATTCCAACATCTGGCGAGCTTTAAAAGTCAAACTGCGTCCCAGTACAAAGCTGGCTGTAAAGCCACAGTTAAAACAATGATAAACGAATCCGTTGTCTGGGGTTGGCTTCAATCCACCCCGCTGTCTGCGGTCTTGATTTTCTCCGCGATGTGTACAGCAAGGAGCGTTGAATGATATCCAACCAGAGCTTGTGCTTTTTCTTTTCGCAGGCAAGAAAGAGGTTATGTCAATCATAGCTTATTATAGCATTTATTCTGCTACAATACAAGTCTATCTGTATAATAAATTTGTAACAAATCCTGTAGATATTATCGGAAAGGCGCCTTGATTTGCGGCTGGAACTGGATAAGCATTGGGATTGATACCGCCCGCTGGTATGGGCCAATAACCAGATCCGCCATTTATAACATTGATACCAGTTACAACACCGTCGCCGTTTATAGTTGCTTGGGCGGCTGCTCCGGATCCATTTCCTAAAATAGCTATATTAGGAGGTGCCAGATATCCGTATCCGCCGTTGGTCACTACAATATCAGTAACTACTCCTTGGTTACAGATAGCATAGGCCAGAGCCGGAATTCCTGGTGGTTTGGGAGTGGCTATTACGCTGTTATTAAAACACAATCTCAATAATGGATACCAACCTATAATATTCATGTATATGGTTTTAGTTTCATTATAATACGTGTGGCTTTCTGTTACGTTGTACCAAAGACTTTGATAATTTTGAGACCATTGTGCTTTGATAGTACCAGTATACCCTATTAGATCCATCTGTACTGTAGTAACATAATTTTCTGGTTTGATAAAACTAGAATAAAATTCAGTATTGATAAATGAAGTATAATACCACTGCCCGTTGGCATTGGCTGCCCACCCACCTGGGCCAGCGTA